GCAAATGTTATAATTGGTAATACTGGTACTGATATACAAACCACCGATACAATTTCCAATTTAACTGGAGTAAATGTAAGTCCGCCATATGTTGCCTGCTTTTTCTACATCGCAACTGGGTAACATAATAAATAATTATTTTTTTGAATTATTAAATCCCCTAAAGTATATAATAAGTTAAATTTTGATTATTTAAATTTTTACCCAAACAAGCAAAAAACAATGTCCGACAGAACTATATTAAATCCAGCTAATGCAAATGCTCTAAATGGGGTATTCAATGGGGCAGGAACATCAAACATTTACGCTAAAACATTTACTACAACGGTTGGCGGAACATCAACTTTTGATGCTGTTAACATAGCTGGTGTTTTAAATTGTGATACTACTATTACCGCGGATGGTGGTATTACTGCCCCAACATTTACTACATCTGCTGGCGGAACCTCCACTTTTAATGCTGTTTTAATGACTGGTGATTGCACTTGTAATAGTAGTATTACAAGTACAGAATTTATTTTAGACGGCAATGGTTCTACCAATAACCCAACAATAACAACAAATGCCGGCAATAATTTTGTTGTATCTACTGCTTCAAATTCTGGTTTAACAATAAGTAGTACATCTGGCAATGCAACTTTTACTCCTGGGGCAAGTGGTGTTTCGGTAAATAATGGTATTACTGCTTCAACATTTACTACATCTGTTGGCGGAACCTCCACTTTTGATGCTGTTAACATAGTAGGCACTTTAACTTGTCCAACCTATTCAGGAGGAATTGGTATGGTAGTTCTTACAGGTCTAAACCCAGGTTCAATCTTAACTGGAAATGGATATACATTTACAAGTGTTGAAATTCCCAATTTTGTTGGAAGTGCCTCAAGTGCATTTGTAATAACTAATAATACACCACAGGCTACACTGCCAATCTTTTACCCCCTTACATTTAATGTCAACTTTGTAAGTACATCTGGCACTAGTACCTTTGTTGATCTAACCGTTGTAAATGCTGGTTCTATTTCATATAGTCCCATTCTTACTTTATCCATCATTGCAATGAATTAAAAAAAAATAAAAATATATAAATATAATGCAAGCATTGTCAGAGGTCTTCCTGTCATTACTTGTCACCTCAGGAATAGGATTAGTATTAGCAATTATAAAAATTTTATATAAAAGTAAATGTAAAACTGTGGAGTGCTGTGGCATCTTAAAATGTGAGAGGGATATAGAGCATGAAGTTGAGTTAGATGAAAGAGAACCGCCATCACCAAGGCCAGAAAATAATACAAGCCAAAGAGTCTAATTTTAATTTTAATTTTTTTCATATTAAACAAATAAAATATATATAATATACTCAGAAAAATTATAGATTAATATTAATATACAATTTTATATAATGTGTGAACGTTCTATTGTAAAAGAATATAAATTATGCGATGATGCATGGAATATTGTAAAAGATTATTTAGGTATTAATGGTGGAATTAGATTAACTATTCCAAAATTATTATCGGATATGTGGGTTATAAGCGTATATAACAGACTATTATTAGATATTGTATTATATAATACATTTAATGAAGGATTTTCATGTATTAGCGTCATAGACTCAAATGATGTGAAGAGATTGAAAATATTAAAAGCAATATATACTAAATATAGGCTATTAGATAAGCGCAAAAAAGAAATCATTTGCGATAGACTTGAAAACTACTTATTACAACCGCCAAAATGGACGTAACCAAATGGGCAAAATTTATAGATTTATATGCATAAGTAATTTTATTTTTTTGATAGATTTTTAACTCGTCAAATACCTACATATAATCGACGCACGCTTATTTATCTAATATAAAATATTATAGATTATTTACAGTAAAAAAAGTAAGTAAATATATTACTGTAATTTTAATATAAAATATAATTAGATATGTATTATGCAGATAAATACAAGTAAAAATATCGATATTTTTACCGTATATTTAACGCTTTATGTATTTTTTACAATGTTTTATTTATCTATGTTATATATTTACAGTATTTATCCTTATTACTTTTTTACATCATTGTATTTATCTATGATATTTATTATTTTTATTTTACCGTAAATTATCTAATTAAACATATATTATTTTTTTGCTTTAAATGGCGGCAAATTTTGACTCCCTCTTATTTGCTGCTTTAATTTAATTTGAGATTTTAAATTTTTTTTATCTATCTCGCTTACAGTTAGTGGCGTATTTTTATTTACCCTTATAGTTGGCCTATATACTGGATATTCGCCATTGCCTACGTTTTTCCAATTTTCCTTGAACCAGCGCTGTAACGCCTTTTCATTGTCATTATCATCTTTATATGTTCCTCCTAATTTTTTATACATTTTAACAATAAATCCACTTTTATATGCGCTTGGCTTTGCATAAACAATATCAGCATATTCTTTTACCGCTTCATATAAATCTTTATTTATTGGCGTCGGCATTTTGATTGTATATATATAGATAGATATATTATATTTCGACTACATGGTTTTTTCTATTTCTTTAATTTGTTTGACAATAGATAAGTATTCATCCTCATCTTTAGTTTGTTGTAATTTCTTAATTAACTTATGTATTTGCTCACCTGGACTTTCCCGGGGTTTTTTTGCTCTCATTTTATCCATTTTAGCATTATATTCCATGTCTTCAATAAATGCTTCAAGTAAAGCAATATCCTCATCATCATATGCGCTTGGGTCTTCTAAAATTTCGTTAATTTGAGCGCGAATTGCTCCAGTATTAATAGGGCGATCTCTATCTACTTCTACTGGATATGTTGCCGGCTGCCGAGGTTTAGCCTTTTTAGGATTTGTGCCCTTAACATTAATTATATTAGTTATAGGTATGATTGTAGCCTTTTTAAATAGCCCCTGGTCTTCGGCCTGTTTCTTCTTTGCCGGACTTTTCATAAATCTTGAGAACATGGCGCTATCCGTTCGGGTTCTTTTATGCACAATGCCATTTTTACCATTAACAGTATAATAAAAGTATTTCGGAAATTCATATTCTTTTTCTATACTTTTTGGCAAATAGTCTGGATTCGTATATTGCATTAAATAATGATGAAGTTGCCGTTCTTGTTCAGTTAATATTTTTTTATATTGCGCATTATCTATTTTAGAGATTGCTAATTTGTCAGCATCTTCTAATAACTTAATATTTTGACGCGCTATTTGTGTTGGCGTTTTAGGAATAACTTTTCTCGGCATCTTTAAGTTTTCAAAGTTGAAAGTATATATATAATTATAAAATATATTATGAATTATATATATAAGAATTTTTCATTGACAGAAGTATCAACAATCATAAACGGAATGGAAGAATCGCCAGATGTGGTATATCTTGATGTTGTCGTATCTAATATTAATAGCGGTAGCAGTTCTAATTATGCAAAAGTATTTGCGGAATATAATGAGGCTAGAACCATACCATATTTATTTAATCCAAATGAGTATTATGGCGCTGTGGTTCAGTTCACTTTAGACAATACTGATACCCCACTTTTGGAAGTCCAAATTGAGCCAGACCAATCAAATGCAAATTTAACCATTTATGATGTTGGGCTATCATACGGCGCAAGCAATATTATAGTACCAATTACGTATGTACCACAAAACGCAACCGCCGTTGAGCCATTACCGCCCAGCGCATTTCCAAATGGCGTACAAGATATTTCTACTGGATATTATAGCATTTTTTCATATAATTATTTTTGTCAATTAGTAAATACTGCATTCGCAACGGCATTAACCCAATTAATCGCATTGGCTCCAGCAATTCCAATTACAACAAATCCACCGATTATCAAGTTTGACCCAACTACAGATTTATTCAGTATAGAAATTGATACAATATTCAATCAAAGCACCGCACCTACTCCAATTAATATATTAATGAATAATGCACTATATTATTTGTTTTACTCATTTCCAGTGTCCAGAGTTGCTATAGGGGCAAATACTTATTTTGAATTAATTGCAACAAATGCAACAATAACTACAATATCGGTGCCAGCGTCCGCAACTATATTATTACAAGAAAGAAACAGCACTAACTTGTGGGATCAGATTTCATCTATTTGCATAACTTCACAAACAATACCTATAGTAAGAAGCCAGACTTTAGCGCCTGCTCTATATTATGAAGGCGGTATAATCCGAACGCCTAATAATTCATTGACTCAGCCTATTCTTCTTGAATTTTCAGTTCAAAATTCTGAATATAACAGAAGTATAACATATAACCCAACTGCGCAATATAAAACATTTTGTTTGAATTCTGACTGTGCTCTATACAATTTTGATATTAAATTTTGGTATAGGTCTACAGTCGGCATCTTACGGCCAATTGCTTTAAATAGTGGCGCGACCATGTCTATGAAGTTAGGTTTTTTTAAAAGAAAAACCCACTCCCATTTAAAACCACTCATTTAATTGCTGGAATTTTCTATTAATAGTAATTAATAATTATTTATTTTTTTTTGCCGTAGTATATATAATAAAAGCATTTTTGATAGTATTAATTTTTAAAGATGTCCCACGAAATTGAAGGAATTAAAATAACTGATAGTCGTATCAACGACTTGACTAATGACCTCACATTTGGAGTTTTTGACGGGGCTAGTCAAAGTACGTATCAACAATTCCCATGGAACTCTGCTAGCAACTCATCGTTGACGGCAAACATCCAAATTCCATCTGAGTCAATAGTATCGGATGCCAGGGTACTCTGGAAATCTGACCTTAATTTAACTATTACCGCGGGCAATGTCCCAGCCGGAACCCAGGCCTTTCAATATGGTTTGACGGATTCCCTTAATTCTTATCCGCTACAATCTCTAATCACAACAGCATCCCTTACAATCAACAACGCAACATCATCCACGAACATGCAAGATATTTTACCATTTATTAAACTATTAGAAGACTGCGCTTCACTTGATAAAATGAATTCTACCTCTCCTGATTATGTTAACGAATATTGGGGCATGTATTCCGACGCTATTCTTACAAACTCCAACCCAATGGCATCATACAATGAAGCCAGTTATGATAATGCAAGAATCCCAAACGGTGCATATCCGGCAACAATTACCGTACAGCATTATATCGCTGGCGTTCTTACGAATACCTCTCTTATTTCTACCTCCACCACTGATACATGGACTATTTATCTTACATTTAAGGGACTAACTGAACCATTTCTAGCATTGGCGCCATTCACTAACCGAGATTTTAACAAGGCTGGTTTACTTGGAGTAAACAACTTGGCTATGACTTTAAACGTCGATTCTGCATGCAAGAAGGTATGGGCGACTGGCAATTCCTCAGTTAATTCAGGCTCAACTGGGCTAACCAGTTATATTACCGCAGTTACATTGGGCAACCCTTCAAGTAATGGCTTGGGCTTCACGAACGCCAGACTATTATTTAACTTCTTGACATTGACTGATTTGCAATATTCTAAAGTAAGCACTCGTAGTGTGACAAACTACACGGATTATAGCCGTTATATCTCACCAGCTTCAAGTTCTCCCGTTGTAGCATCTGGCGGATCCGGTTCGGTGGCATTTCAGAACATCCAATTAAATCAAATACCAAATTTGCTGGTTTTTGCCCTTCGAGTACCCATTGAGCAACAAAATTGGTCATATACTGATTCATTCCTAAAAGTCAACTCAGTTTCAATCACTTTGAATAACACATCCGGTATTATTGCATCTGCCGACATTACTAACCTATATAATATGAGTATTGATAGTGGCTCACATCAGTCATTTTATTCATTTAATGGCCAAGCAAATGCCATTCAAAGCGGAGCATCTGTTACGGTTCCTACTATGGGTTCAATGATTGTAATCAATCCTGCTAAATACCTATGCTTGAACCCTCTTTTATCCAACTCCAGTATTGGACAATTTAACCTACAAATCACCATCTCATCATTTACAAACCAGTTTCCATTTTCAATCCAACCACAAGGGGTCATAATGTGCGTAAATTCAGGCTATTTCGTCACCGAGACCGGCTCCAGTAGCATATTCACGGCAGTATTGGATAGACAAATTGTATTGGATACTAAACAACAAGACGAGCATCACAGCGTTATTGATGAAGAACTTTACAAACGAAGTGTCGGAGGCGCAATGCACAAAGGCTCAGCCGGAATTTCTAAAATGGCGCGCATGCAAGGTAGACGCCGTGGCCATAAATCATCAAGCGCACCAAGTGAAGAATCCTCAATGATGAACGTTAGTGGGCTTAAGAAACTTTTAGGGAAGAAAAAAAAGTAAATATATAAAAAAATAAATATATAAATATACGATGTCATCAGCGTCTGCCATTATTAACATATGTAATAAAAAACAAATTCCAGATGCTATTATAGATTTAATATTTGAGTACGTTAAATTGGATTTTAATGGTGGTCGTATTTTTATTGATGAATTTATAAAAAGAGGAATCCCATTAATACATGATTCAGCGTATTGCCCAGAAGAATTATTTTTAAATAAAGCATTAACAAAATTACATTATAGGATGTCAAAACACATGACCGCAGTTGTCCCTGGTGATTTTTGGTATGATAATCAATATATATTTACAAAACAATATTTGACCGAATTTGAGCATAGAAAACTCAATGAAATCAAAAAACCCCCGGGGTTCCGCAATGATTATTAAATATTAAATATTTTTTTTTGTTATTGATATATAAAGCAAAGTTTCACATATAAAATACGGAAAATGAGTTCGATTCTATCTTCGCAAAAATTAATTAATGAAATTGATGCCATTAAAAATGATTTCATACAATCCAGGCCACATATGGCAATGAGTGTTTTTAAATCAACTAGGAGGGGAGATGGGAGAACGAATAAATATGATACCGCAGAACAACCGAGATTTTTGCGCGGAGGAGGTAGCCCAGGATTTCAAAAACACCCATTAGGCTACCAACCGCCAGGCGGAAGCACCGCAACTACAGACCCCCTATTTTCTGGGGTTGTATATAGGCCAGTGCCAAAGGGCGGAGCCATGCTAAAAGCACCATTACCACTAACTGGGGAAGACTCTGAATCAGATGACGATGATGGTGCCGGGTACCTTAATGGCTATAGTTCAAGTGATTGCGATGATGATTGCGATGACGGCGCCGGCCTTGTTGATGATATAAAAGAAAAATATCATAAAACAAAAGAATATGTTAAAGGTAAAATACCAACTAAGGCGCAAATTCAAAAAGTAAGTAATGATGTATATAAATTAATTACATCAAAGGAAGCCGCAATGTTGGGGGCTGCTGGACTGCAGGTTGCAGTTGGTGCATTAATTGCATCAAGACTTGGCCCATATGGCGCGCCATTAACCGCCGCAGTTAATAGTCAAATTAATAAAGTTGTTGCCAAACATATAAAAAATCCATCCGAGTCACAAATGAAATCTGCTATAAAAGGAAGACCATATGAGGGAGAAGGATTTATGCCAAGTGGTGGTAAAATGAAACCCAAAGGCAAAAAGAAACCAGCCCCAATTGTTGGCAAAAAACGAGGGGAGAGGGTAAGGGGTGATGTTGTAAGCGCTTATATGCGAAAGCATAAAGTCTCACTTGGCGAGGCATCAAAAAAAGTAAAAGAATTGAACTTATATTGAGTCCAAATGTATTTTTGTTAAATTATGTCTTTTAATATCATATGTTAAAGCCCATAATTTATATTAAATAATTAATTGGCATATTATTTTTTTGTATTATTATATATAATTGCTAAATATCCCAAAAAATCATTTTGCCAAAATATTAACAATGCCACCGAAAATGAAAAAAAACCCTGATGATAAAAGTACAATAGCGGCCATATCTAAGAAAATAAAAGATTTTATTAAACACAATAAATTAGCCGTGGCATCATCAGATACCGCCACCGCCGCCCTTGCTATTACTATTGGGTATGTTCTTGCTAAGACTGGAGGACATGATTATTTACAAGGCCAATCGGATGCAACGATTAATGCAACTAATAAATTTATAGTCGAACATGGGCAGCAATTCATGGATTATTTTATACAAATGGGATCTACTGCGCCATCCAAAATTAATACATTTGTCCGCAGTGTTTTGAATAAATTGGGTCATTATATTGTTTATATTCCATTTACCTCATTTGAGGGATTAAATGGCGGAAAATTAACAGAAGACCCACCAAGTTTCACCGATAGGATTAAAAAAACACTGAAATCTATAGGAAAAACACTTTATGATGCAGCCATTAGCGAGACTGGTCAGGCGATTGGGAAGGGTGCGCTCCTTACATTAATTCTAGCCGGCATAGCATATGGACTGGGGCCTCGTGCCGCAAGTGCTGCAAATTCTATGATTGAAAATATACAGAATCGCATGCCAAGAAACGAGCCCGCCGTCGATGAGCCTATGTCAAATACGGAAAGATTGTATTGGGATACAGTAAAGAGTGTTGTACGATCAAAATATTCGCCTACTAAAGAATCTAAGATCCTTAGAGGTATAAGGAATGATCACTTCCCAGACTATGCTTTATACCATCTAAACCACCCAGAAATGATGAGCGAAATACTCAGTGGTAATGGGTTAAAAATTAAAGGAGGTGGAGTTACTGATTATATTAAAGATAAAGCATATAAATATATTATGTCTGAAGATGGCAAGACATTAGGCAAAACCGCATTAACCGCATTAATACTCGCCGCAATTTCAAAAGGCGTTACTGATGCAGCATCATATGAAATTTATGAATATGCAGATAAGTCCAACAAAGAGAGAGACATGTATAACAAATATAGAGAAAATAAATCAGTTAGAAGCGCCGCAAGATGGGCTAATGAGCATCGCAAGGATGATGGATATTTTACTAATCCAGAAATAAGACTATAAAATATTTATAGTTTATTTTTTTTTTAACTCTTAAGTATATAACGATTATAAATAATGAAGCCAAAAACTTCCAAGGGTAAAAAGATTGATTTAGATTTATCTGAGATGGATTCCGATGAAGAGGATATAATAATTATAAAAAAGCAAAAGAAGAAACCCCGGGGAATCACGGATAATAAATCAATTTCACAACTATTATATAATATTATCACATCTGATTATGTAAAAGGATTATCTCAGGATATGATAAAATTTGCAGCAATGTTTTTATTAACCTCATATTTAAAAGGGGAGCCATTTCCAATACGTTTATTTAGTAATGCAATTAATAGAGAAGTTAGAGATGCGTCTACTGCGGTAGACGATGCTGCATTTGCTCTAGATATAGAGGACGACCCTGAACATAAGTTGCCTATAGTATTATCAGCATTGAGGAATTTTCAAGAAAGTAAAATTCAAGACCCTATAGATATAGATGAACTTCAAAATAGTATGAGTAAAGATATTGATAGTTTTATAAACAGTCTCGATGAAGCGGCTAACCCAAAAGGGGCTGAATCGAAAGATCCTGAATCGAAAGGGGATGGACTAAAATCTATAAAAGGTGGTGGGCAAGGAACTCGTACTAGAGCAACCAATAATACTAGAGCGACCGATAATGCCCGCCGTATTGTATTTGACTACCGAGCAAACAGTATACCAGAGTTAATCTCACTCGTTACCACCGAGGCTATTACATATGCTAGGCGGAATAATATACCAAATAGAGTATTGCAGACTGTATTACAAATCCTAGCCAGATCGGCAGTATTACTTCTTATTTATGGCGTAATTCATGGAGGAGCGATGGCTATAACAAATTTAATTACCCACTATATGGATTATAAAGCAATGTTTACCCATTATATGGAAGAATATAAAAATAAAAGAACACCAAAGACCGCAAAAGATATCTCTGAAGATGAGGCGCATTATAAAAGTTGGACAAGCGAAAATAGTGGCGGCTCAATTAAAAAGAAGTCAAAAAATAAAGAAAACCCCACGGATGAAATTAAAGAAATAGAAGAATCCAGTTGGTTTAAGAGATTTTATAAAAATACAATTAAGCCCACGGCTAAAAAAATGTATGACGTTGTGACATCCGATGAGGCCGTAACTGCGGCAAAAATATCCGCACAAATATTAATTTTAAGTTTATTGATGTACGCGGCAAATAACGCACGGTTAGCGATGTATAATTCTGTAGCGCCTCCATTATATAATGAAGTACTGCGAGAATTAAATAAACAAGCGAGTCCATCTGATATAATTTTTACAGATACCCCGCGCAGGCGCGCTCTGCTAGATGTTATTGAAATGACCCCACCTCCAATAATTAGAGAAATAAAACCTAGGGTATCACATAAACAATTGCGCGAAATGAGCGCCGAAAATAGGCAAGCATTTTTTAGAGCCAATCCAAAAAGTGGCATGAAAAGATATTTTGGATCCCCTAGAGATATTAGTAACACTGCTCCTCTACAAAGGTATTTTGAAGCTCCGGCTGAAGAAAAGCGGCCATCAGTTGCGGAACGAATTGCCAAACTCGATGAAAAAGGGTCTACTCCTATTTTTCCAAAAGGATACAAAGGGACAGGGCTTTATAAACCCCCGGGGATGGATTCTAACTTTTATAAATTTATGGTATCGGAAAAGGCAAAAAAAATGTCAAAAGATGCCGTAATCGGTATAATAGGTACAGTCTTAACCATATTAGCAGCACAACAATTTAACACAGCAAAGGCTAACCCGCTGGACGGTCAATTTGTTCCACCATTGGCAATATCGGAGTCTAAACTCCCGGAGAGTGACCTATCATATTTTGGAATTCCTAATTACTAATTTATTTAATTCTTTTATATTTTTTTGGATAGATTTACTCATGCCCCATAAAATATACGCGCTGTATAAACTCGCGTATTGTAGAGTTTTTATTGAAATGTTTCATCCTGAGCCACAATATATAACTATTATTTCATCTGATGATGTAGAAGACCCAGCATATAATTTCCCACATAGACACCTTAAAGTTGATGATGAATTTGCATTAGACCCTCCATCATTAGAAGATTTTACAAATCCTGATGGTAGAAGTATTGTCATTTTTGATGATATAGAAGGAATCACAGAAAAAAAGAAAGAAAAAGCACTTTATGGTTTAGTTGAATCTGTATTAACAATGGGAAGAAAGAGAGGAATTAATTGCCTATTTATTAGTCATAGAAGTGCAAACGGCAAACAGACTAAAATGATTTTGACAGAATTAAATGCTGTTGTTTGGTTTCCAAAAATTAGTAGTTCAAGAAATTTAACATATATGTTGCATCATCATTTAGGAGTTCCAGAAGGTATGAGGAATGCTTTAAAAGCCGATGGTTGGGGTCGTTGGGTTTGTTTAAAAACATCTGCTCCTCAAGTATTAATAAGTGAAAAACGAGCATGTATATATGATTATGACGAAGTTGAAAAAGCATTGAAAAAACGAACAATAATTGATAAAAAACGAGCACAAAAAGAAGCAATTGATATGTTAGAAGATAATTTATAATTTGTTAAAATATTTTCTTAATCCAAAATCATTGAATTTAACACCTTCATCTTTATGCATTTTTTCAACATTATTTAAAATTTGATTATTTTGTTTCATTAATTCCTTAATAAAGTCTTCACCCTCTTTAATTTGTTTTTTTGTTAGTTTTTTATCTTTTGGTGGCATTTTTATTTACCTATATATTATAAATTATGTTTTTCTTTAAATAAATTATTTAAATATTTTATATTATCTTCAATGTTTGTATATTTACCCCAAAGGAGTCCTAGGGAAAATAAAGCAGGCGAGGGGGTTAGCGAATCAATTAATCTTTTTTCGCTTAAATTACCAAGATGTCTTGCAATATATGCCAATCTTTTTTGTTTGTCGTGATGGTCAATGTATGTAGAACCTGTATCAAGTCCAAAATCATAATGTTTGCCATTATCCATATAAACACGAAATCTTTTATTTTTTTTAGGTGATGGTATAATATTTATAATCATTTTTTAAATATATATTTATATAATATAATATATAATAAATATGAATATTTCTTTGACAGACACACAAATAAGCGACCTGCGCTCTCTTGCGTTGCCATAATGGCGCGCCCAATACCGGTATCGCAATTCCTTATCGCCATGGTCAATATATGTCCCATGGACTGGATTTAACAGACCAAAATCATATTTATCTCCATTTTTGAGGGTTACTTGAAACCTTTTATTCCTTTTTGTGCTTGCTCGGATGCTTTTAATTCTTTCTGCAGATTTTTCCATAACTATATATATATAACACAAAAAAAAGTTATGGATTATATGGTCAGCGCCGAAGATATAAAAAGAATAATACCAGGGGTAAACATAGTTAAATTTCCTGACTTAGTTGAATATAATTCTATGGAAGAACTATTACCATATACAAATGATTGCGCTGTAATATTTTTTATAGATGAGCAAACCCCAAATAAAAATATTGGACATTGGACGTGCGTAATGCGCAATGGGAAGCGGTATGAATTTTTTGATTCTTACGGCCTTAGTAGTAAAGAAGATTTAGAGCACATTGCAAAAGAAAAGCGTATTCGGTTCGGCGAACAGCATGACTATTTAAAAGAACTAGGGGGCGGAGCATTAAAGCATAATCCGGTGGATTACCAGAGTTGGTCGCCTAATATAAATACATGTGGCCGATTTGTAATTATGCGATTATTAGCATTTATGGCTGGTATTACAAGCAACAAAGAATTTTACCAGTTTATGAAAGACGCAAAAAAAGAATGTGGCGCCAGGTCATTTGACGAATTAGCAGTTAAATTGACATCTAATTAAATAAATAATTTTATAAAAAGAAAATATTTAATAATATAAACTTAATTTATTTTTATTATTTTCATTTTTTATTTTTGTTATACTTTTTTATAAAAAGTAATGGCAGAAGAACTAATTAATAATTTAATTGAGGAAATGGGCGGAGCGATGCCTATGACTGACAATGAAGATATCGGAGCCGGTAGAAAAAAACGTGATACAACCGAGAGTACCAAAAAAGTATATCTTGCAAATATTATTAGATTAAACTCAAAGCAACCAATTAAATATAAAAAAAATGGAGACCCCAATTATGATTTTTTAAAAGATACAGAAAAAGTATTAGCGCGCATATGCAAATTGAAGCCAAATTCCCAAAGAACGTATTTAATCTCTATTGTCACAACTCTACGAGGGCTTAAACAATATGAGCCAGTATATGATTTTTATTATGAGCGCATGATGAATATTGCCGAAGACTTGAAGAAAGGCGCAAACACGAAAAGCGAAACCCAGGAGAAAAATTGGATAGACCAAAGCCAAGTTATTGAGGTATACGAAGACCTAAAAAACAAAGCCATGCCATTATTAGCAAAAAAGAAAGTAGACGACCATGAATGGGCTATTGTTTTAGATTTTGTTATTTTATCTTTATATTGTCTGCAACCAGTCCGACGCAATAAAGATTATCAACTGATGTTATATGTTAATGACAAAAATATTATTGAAAATCCAGAATTTAATTACTATTTGCCAAAACTTAAAAAGTTTGAATTTAACCAATATAAAACATCTGGGACATATTCTATGCAAGAGGTTGAAGTAAACCCAGAATTAGTTGATATTCTAGCAAAATATGCAAAAATTCACCCATTAAAGAAACAAAAGAATTTCTATTTATTAGTGAATTATAAGGGCGAGCCATTATTAGCAGTAAATGCTATTACGCGAGTATTAAATCGCATTTTTGGCCGGCCAATCGGTGTATCTTTACTCAGAGCCATTAGTTTAACGGATAAATATAAAAAAGTTATGGAAGACCTTGACAAAACCACCGCTGAGATGGGTACATCATCAGGCACGGCAAAATCAACATATATAAAAATGGACAAATAATTAAACCAATAACTATTTTTTTTTGTATGATATAAAGATGCAAAAATTAGGCGAATCTACGGCAACGCATTCGCATCATGGATTTGCAATACAATCAGTACTTGTGCCAAAAGATAAGTTTACCAGAGCAGATGCAATAAAATACATTAGAGCGCATTTTGAATATAAAAAAATAGATTCTACCCAGAGAAAGAACTTTTATAGTTTCCGCCAATTTGACCCCACACTACATAGTAAATATTTTACAAAAATATTAGATAATGGCGTAGAATTAGTTTTTGAGAAAAAACCTATAGGAAAAGACGGAATAAAACCTCGGGACATGGCCGGCGGCGCATTAAAAGTGTCAGAAATATATACTTTTATTAAAAATGGCTATACTTGGCCAAAGATAAAGCAAATTCCTAAATATGAAGTTATAAAAGATTTATCCAGCAATTTTCATCAAGTATATGAGAATAAAAAACAAAAGAGAATTATAATAAATTACACTGGGACTAAATCTGCAGTTGATTTTTTATATAATTTTGCATATTTATTTCAAGCATATCCAATTACAACAAGATTTATAAAAGCAAGAGCCATATTTGATAAAGTGTTAATATTATATCCAAAATATAATATCACACTCGTATCGCATAGCCAAGGCGGAATTATAACAAGAGAACTATCCAGATTGTATGGCGATAAATTATTTGAAATTATTGCATTGAATCCCGGCGAATCATCTTTTGTAGAAGGTATTAAATATTTATTTGGAGAAGGTAAAAGAAATAGAAAAAATGAATATACTATTAAGTCTGAATTAGATTTTGCATCATTCTTTGCATGGCCAGGGGAGCATGATATTGTTATCCCTAAAGAATCAGATAATCCAATTACGGAACATAAATCGGAAATATTATTTAGACTTAACCCAGATTTAGAGATTGGCCGGAAATAAACAAGTATATATATTTGGACAGTAACTTATTAAGATATTTTTTACTGTCCTAGTTACTGTCCAAAAATATTATTGCTATACTTGCATAAAATCCCTTAATATACTATTATATTAATAATAAATTAGATTTGTACAGTAAGGACACTAAGGACAGTAACTCTTGAGATGTATTAGCCAAGATTTATTTTTATAATTTTATTTTTAGTCTATATGCGATATAAAATGTTAGTGACTTAGTGTACTTACTGTACAAATCTAAATTATTATTAATATAATAGTATATTACTGGATTTTATGCAAGTATAGCAATAATAATTTTGGACAGTAACTAGGACAGTAAAAAATATCTAACCACCCAAAAAAAAAGTTACTGTCCTGTACTAAAAATTGACTTTAATATTGCTTATACCATAATTTAAGGTCGCTATCCCATTTTAATCCTTCTTTTTTTGCATCTTTTACCGCATCGGCAAATGATATTAGTTTGTCGGCCATTATTGTGTGTATAAAGTTTTTATCCTTGTATTCTTTAATTTTATTTATTTTTTTCTCTTTAAATCCTTCAATATCTTCGATATAATACTGTGGAATCATATTCAATATATTTTCTATTTGTGATGAATTGCCCGACCCCCACCATGCTCCGACAGTCGAATCCCATTTAAATTTACTTTGAAAAAGAGATTCCTTTATATCTTGAGAGTAATTATATGGTATATCAAAATAATGGCGTCGGTGGTGTATATGCCTCATATCTTCAATTTCTTTTAGTCTTTTTTTTTCTTCTATGGAAAAATTGACCTTCGGGCAATTTGTTCCCTTTTGTTTTTCTTGTTCTTTTTTTAATAAAGCCTTTTCAAGCGAACGCTGTTGTGATCTACATGAATTGCATAAATTATTGCTCCTATTATTGTGATCGGCTGCACATTTTTCACATTTCCGGACTTTTCCAGAATCAATAAATCTTTTAATACAGCAACTGCCAATTATTAATATTTCCCCAATTGGGGAATTTATATCTTTTCTAATATAGCAATTGTGCATTAACGATTGCTCACATACACAAGTGTTTACAATTGCTGGGAATGGTGTATTAGGAAAGCATAATCTAAAATAATTTTCATATGCGGTAAATTCACTGGGAGTTTGTGCGCATCTTGATGAGTCTGCATGACCTCCGCAAAAAATCCAAGTCTTAACCTCATCATACGTAAGATTATGTTTTGTTTTTAGTCCCTCAATAAATGCTTTACTTAATTTTGGATAATTCATATTAATAAAATTTATATATATATATAAATAGTATTAATATTTTTTTAATATAAGAAATTTAATATGATATATGCTCAACCGCAATACAAAAAAATAATTAATTATTTTTTATATTAAAAAATAAAATACTATATATATATATAAATCTATAAATTTTTTAAATTAATATTTATTAATCATACTCGCTCTAAAAATGTCACCAACTATCCACAAAGTACATAAAACTATTTTTGAGAAAAAACCGGCGAAAGAAATTGCCGATATCAGTATTTTGCAGCAATTAGCAAACTCTGAGGAGTATGGGAAGGACACTAAACAAAATCTCAGATTTTCTAAATATATTGCTAAATCATTGCCGTTGGGGTATTTAGATGTTTCGTGGGTATCAAATGACCATAATTTAGGGCGCCTGCAAGCCGAATTAAGTATCGGGAATGAATGGGGAATTATTAGGTCGGCTGTATGCAGTATGTATTGGGATATAGATGGGGTAAATATGGGATATCAAATATTTTATCAGGCATATAAATTACTTACAAAGGGAGAGAAGAGGATTCCGGAATTATCGTCTGTTAATGCATATATTACTAATCGTAAATTTTACACAGATATGGTTTATAATGAATATTTTACCGCATGGGATGAAGAAAACCCAGAAATAAAATACGCAATAAAACAGTTATTTATTAGGATATTAAATGGTGGTTCCATTAGCAAGTGGAAAAGAGATTTTCATGTAAATAGTAAATCTAAAAATCTATCATTTTTAGGACTACTCGAAAAAGATATTAAAGCGGCGACTAAATTATTATTTGATTATTTGCCGGCCGAATTTAAAAAGCAATCTAATTCAAATCCAGAAAAAGACACATTATCGCATTTTATTTATGAAACTGAGAAAAAATGTGTAGAGCAGGTATTAATTGCGGCCGGCTGTCCAGAGACATATATATATTGCAAAGATGGTATTATGCTTTTAAAATCTGAATTTACTAAAGATATGATTGAGGATATTATTACCATCGCGCAAAATAATATTACAGCGATTTATGGGCTAACAATCGAATTTAAAGAAAAGCCAATAATACAGGAAATTAATTTAGATGAGTTGACACCTAAAGAGGATGCGGCATCGGGATATGAATACGAAAAAGAAAGATTTGAGCAAAAATATTGTAAAATAAAAGATTTAATTTTATTTCCTTTTAAATCCGCAAATGGAGAAATAAAATTTCATACGGAAAAACAAATGATAGGCGCTGAGCGTGATTTTTGTAAAAAGGTATTGAGATTAGTAAAAAATGATAAAGGCGAGGACATTGTCAGACAAATGCGATTTATTGATGAGTGGTTAGACGATTCTGATAAAAAAAAATATGATGATATGAATATTTATCCGTCTGACATTGCGCATACCTGCCCAGATAATATATATAACTTATGGACTCCATTTTTAGCCGAATCGTATGAGCCATGCCCCGAGGATGACTGTATAGACGAATTAGAATTTTTATTAAATCATATTTTAGTTTTATGCAATCACGAAAAAGAAATATATAACTATTTTATTAGATGGTTTGGGCAGATGTTAAAATTTCCTTCAGTAAAGACAACCGCGCCAACATTTATATCCGAAGAGGGTGCTGGCAAGGGCTCATTATTTGAGTTATTTAGACGGGTATTAGGCGAGAAAAAAGTATTAGAGACGACTAATCCTGAAAAAGTAGTCGGAAAATTTAATATATTAATATTAAACGCATTTTTAGTAATTTTTAATGAGTTAGAACAACATAAAATTAAACAGTATGGCGGGGACATTAAAGCATTTATTACTGATAAATCTATCCAAGTAGAAGGAAAGGGCACAAATGCGTTTCAGTCGCTCTCATTTCATAGGTTATTGAATGCGACAAATGGATTAACGGGGGGTGCATTAAATCCCCATAAACATGATAGGCGAAATGTAATTGTTAGATGCTCGGACGAGTTGTGTAATAATGTAGAATATTTTACTAAATTTTACGCGTGTATTGATAATACAAAAGTAATTAGAAAATTTTATGATTATTGTTATAATTTAGATGGGCTATCGCCATTAATTGCGCCACCAAGAACAGCGCACCATAAAATATTAATTGATGGAAATGTATGTAAGGTTAAAGAATTTATAAAAGAATGCGTATTTAATTGGGCAGCACAAGGTATAGAAGAAGCCCAAATACCGCCAATCACTTTATATAATAATTTTAAAGAATATATTGACGCAAATGGTTTTAAATATGAAACTAATACAGTGCATCTAGTTCGAAAAATTGGGCTATTAAATATACCGAACTCAAAAGGAAAGGCAAAGGGGTCTAGATATATCTCATTAAATATTGAAGAATTAATTAAGTATTTTAATCTAAAAAGAAATGAGGAAAATAAGTTAATAGTTGAAGAGGTCGACGCCGATGAGGACGATAAGCCGTTAGAACGATTAGAGCAAATAATTTTAGATAGACCGACCGAACATAAATTACATGATAGGCATTCAGATTTGTCTATAGACGATTTAGACTTACTATTACTATAAACTACTGTCGAAATAATTATTTATTTTTTTCTAATTAAATAAAAATTATTATTAATATATATATATAATTTTTAGTATGGCTGATTTATCTCTCGAAGAAAAATACGCTAAATTAGTAAAACAAAGAACGGACGCCGTCTTACGCTGGCAGAAGAAAAATAAAGACAAGGTTGCAGGATATCAAAAAATATATATTGAAAAAAATAAAAATAGATTTGTAAAAGCGGCCACAACGTATAACAAATCAAATAAAGATAAATATAAAGAATACCAATCAAATTACCGCCAAACGCGATTATTGCGGAAACTGCCATTTTTTCAAGATGGCGACGAACTCAACTGCGGCCAGGGCGAATCAGACTAAATATATTCTTGACCATATAAAATACATGAATAGGGATATAAAAATTAAAATATTAAGTATTGCTATGCGATATATTGAGGATTATAATAATGGTGAAACATCGCCATTAATGGATGAGGTAATAACATTGCCATCTAGAGTGGCTATTAGATTAGATAAATTTGATGACTCCACAACGCAGCAAATATATGATATTATGTTTAGAAGAATGGAGACACTAACAACAAAATATGAAGGAGAAAGAACTATACCAAATATGAATTTTAATTTTGGGGATGATTCTTAACACTTTCCTAATTGTTTT